ATTATTTAAATCGGTTCTAACAGCACTACCCGTTCCGTTATCAATTATAAAATCATGTTCTGCCATTACTTAATCAAACTTTTATTTAAGTATATCTTAAATCAATACTAACTACCACGCCCAAATCCTGTAGCTGCATATTTGAAATTTCTATTAACAAAGCTAGATCCATTTTTTATATCTATAACAAAACTACTTGAACTGATAGATGACAAGGCAAAGAAATCACCTGATTGTGCATTTTCTACAGTAATGCCTATTGATGGTAAAACAGTATTCGCTCCAACACTAGTGCCTGACTGCCCTGTAAAGAAACTGTTAGTAAATGTAACTGTTTTACTAGACGTACCAGATGCTATAAGTCCATTTGTTGCCCCTGCATTACCAAGACTTGTTTCTGTTCTGCTATTTAATTCTGCTGTATATCCAAGCTGATCAATTTCTATAGATTGTGCTGGGTCATCTGTATCCATTTCACATCTAAATTTAAATCCTCTTGCAACATAAGAACCATTAACAAAAGGATTATATTGTGAAAATTCTGCACTAAATGTACAATTACCACTTGTAGAAAGTGATGTTGCAGAAGTTAACGTAAAAGTATTTGCACTTGGTACTGTTTTAATTTCATAATCACCATCAACACCTGTTCCAGAGGTAAAGTCAACAGCTACAAAACTACCAACAGAATAACCATGGGATGATTTAGTAATAGTTATGGTTGTACCAGATATTGCATACGTTCCAGCTGTGGAGGTGTCAGGATCAGAATCCGTTGTTGCTACTAATAATTTTGCCCCTACGTTTACAGCAGTAGCACCATCAAAATCAGTCCAAGTATCAATATTTGCAGTTCTTTTATCAATCAAATCATTTGGATAAAAACCTTGAGTTACTATATGTCTACGCAAACTTAAAGGCTGTTTTCCACCTAAATCTAAAGTATTTGCAAAATCATAGTGACCACCAGTTATATCAACAGCACCTAAGAAGTCAAAGTCTGCAATAGCATTAAAATCTGCAACTGCATCTAAAAGTTCAAGTGATCCAAGAACAAGCCCATCCACTTCATTACTAAAAAAACAATCGACTTTAGCACCAGCAAAAGGTGGGCTGTCATTATCTTCTCTGTCTTCTAAAACTGTTAATTTAGGAAATACATCAGGTTGTGTTTGCAGCATGACAACAGAAGCATCACCAGAACTTAAGCGGCCTCCATCATCTTTAAATTTTACAATATATGTACCATTTACAATATTTGGAACGATTGTTTCACTGACATTACCACTTAAAGCTGGTAATACATCAACAGAATTAGTAAAAGTTGCACCTGTGGTTAAGTTAGAACTACGGATAACAACATTACCACCATGAACCACGTCAGCATCTGTTGATTGATCAAAACGCAACCTTACAAACTGATCTGATATTGGTTCGATTCTTAAATTTTGTACATCTGCTGGTATTGCAGTTTTTCCAATAGTTGTAAATTGAGTTACAGCAGGTTCGGTAGAAACTTCTAAAAGTGCATTTTTTGTAGATACCCTTATGTCATAAACACCGGCATCAGCATCATATATTGTAAAGTCATTACTCCTTGTATTTACAGTTGAATAATTTTCTCCATCTTTTCTATAGTCGATTTGATAAGAGGTAGCACCTAAAACTGATTCATAAGTAACTAATATTTTATTTTTTGCTTTATTTTCTTCAACATAAAATTCTTCTTGTGCTGCCAAACTGCTTGGTGCTGGTAATAAATCAACTAAGGTTGTAACTTTTCTTACTGGGATTGGTGTCCCATCTTCAATAAATGCAAATTTACCTGAATTATATGTTGTGGCTACTACTGCATATTGACCTTCAGTTTCACTAACACTGATAACTCTCCATGTTGATGTTTGTAAGGTGTCATTTTGTAAAATCCAAACACTATTAACATTTGGTGCGGAAGAAAAAGCAGAAGAAACAGTTATTATTGCCCCAGATATTCCTGATACTGATCTACTTTCAACTGTACCATCTGATAAAACTACAGATAAAGTTGGATTGTTTGTAGAATCTAAATCTGTTGCTGCTGTATCATCTACTGTTATTGCAGTGGTTGTTGCTGCATTTATTCTTCCACCTCTTCTTAAACCCGCCCTAACAGGATCACTTATTTCTATAACCTGTCCAGGTCTTACAACCACACCTTCTGACAAACCAGTTGCAAAACTAACAGTTTCAGTAGAATTTTGTTCTTCAAATAAAATAAATCTACCAATTCTTCTTGCTTGATTTCTTGAGCTACAACCAAAACCAGTAACTTTTTTTTCTATACGCCCATATTTAGTAACAGCAGTTGCATCTTCCACTGTTTCAAAGTCTAAAACTTGATTTTCCATATCAAAATAAGAAACAGAAACAACTGTTGATCTTGTTTTTAAACTTGTACCTTGATAAGAAAACCCTGCTGTTGATACGTTAGATAAATTAAATAAGTAACTTGGATCGGTTGGTTGATCAATAGATAAACTTAAAGCTCCAGCACTCCAAAAGGTCATACCACGCATTACAGAACTTAGAGCATTTACGGTTGCATAAGCATCTTCTCTTTTTTGTAAAACGGTATTGCAAGAAAAACGTGGTTCTAAACCACCGTCACCATTATCCACTAATCCTGAACAATATTGAGAAGCACTGAAAAAGGCAAATTTATCAAGTTGGCTTTCTGTAATATGATCCCCTAATCCATATCTGGTATTTGTTAAAAGATCAAATAAAATCCAAGCTGGGTCACTTGTCCAATGTGTTGCAGTAGTGAGAGTCCCATTAAAAGTTCCGCTATATGTTATCCGACCAGTTGAGGATTCTACAGTACCATTATGCGGGATTTTTATCTTAGTTCCACGAATTTTAAACATCCTCGCAGGGATATTTGAGAAGGCTTCTGCATCGAAGCGTAATGCGACATGAGCAATATTTGGATATGCACGTTGTTCATCTATTATTTCTGTAAATGAAGTCCAAAAAAAATCATCCCTTATACGACTCGAACTTGAGTCATCACTAACTCTTGTTACCGTTACAGATATAGGAAAAGCTGTACCCGATGCAATGTTAAGTCTGTAATCTCTATTGTAAGCATTAAAACTTCTGCCATGTACTCTATCTGTAATTGGAGTTGTAACAGTACCATTATTATCAGTGATTTTTATCGATAAATCTACTGTTCTTCCTAATGTCTGTCCTTCATCATTTACTTCTGTCAAAGCAGTAAATCTTAATGTAACCCTTACAGCATCAATATTAGAATTGCTTATAGTTCTTGTTACAGGTGTTGCTTTTTCAACTTGTACATTTACACCATTTTCCGATTCAATATCTGATATACCAGGAATAAAAGTTTGATTTGCAGTACCAAATCGAGGGTTAAATTTAATATTTTTGAAATTAAAGTCTATATCTTGTAGATTATTAGGATCTGCTGTTGATCTTAAAATTGGTGTTTTTCCTAAAAAAATATCCTTTAATGCTGCGTTGTTGTATGCGGTTGTCCCTTGTGTTAATCCAGCAGCAGATGGAAAACCCTCTATCTCACCTTCTGCCAGTGCATCCACAATTGTTATATGCTGCTTACTAGATAACGCATCTAATGGCAATGCTTGCAAACCTGGATGATTACTAAACGGGCCCCCAGAATTTCTAAAATCAGCAAGATCCCCATCTATCCTCATACTTCCCATAACGTTTTACCCCTCCAGTTGAACAGTATCTATACCAGCAGATACAACAAGTGACCCTGTAAATATCTCGCCATAAACAACAGGTATTGGTGCACCAGCCCTGCCTGTATTTTGTACACCATTAAATGAAAAGTTTACAGACTGTGGATCATCTGAAACCCCTGGCGGTTTTGGTACTGGTGTTAACATTTCAGCCGCACCAGATAATGCCATATAAACACCAATATTACCAGCAACGCCTAAAAACCCTGTACCACCGGCAAAACCAATCGCACCAACACCACCTGTTGCTATAACAGCACCTACAATAACAGCACCGATAATAAATTTAGTAAGACCTCGTGAACCTGTTACGACAGGAATAATTTTTATTTCTTGTTTTCCTATAGGATGTTCTAATTCTGAACTATCAATATCATAATTACCAATTTTTACACAATAATTCTGTTCCATCATATGTTTTTCTAATTTTGGAAAATTTGCTAATAGAAATCTTATTGCCTGTGCTGGTGTTGTTACTTCCGCTTCAAAACTACGTTCTCCAATGAAACGAGCTAATCTTCCATATAATTTTATTTTATTAAGCATAACGATATTTCTTCTTTGTCCATTCTATATATTTTTGATCAAAAGTTTCTCTGCAACTAAGTCTTTTCACACAATGATGAAGAATTGTTTGATCACCTATGTATAAAGCAACATGATCTAGTTTGCCTGTATTAGTTGTATCCATTAACAAAACATCTCCTTTTTCTAAATCTATCGTATTTTCTAGTTCAACAAAACCTAATTTAGGTAAAGCATATTCAAATAATGGATTATTACTAAATTCTTTCGGACTTTTTGGTCTAGGCCAATGTTGTATTTTTACATTTTGTTTTTCTTGAAACCAATCTTCGATTAAACTCCAGCAGTCTTGAATATTCCACTTCCATTCTCTACCAATTAATCCTTTTTTATACCCTGATGGTTCGTAATAGTTCCATTGTTCTGTTTCTGGGGTGACAATATAAAAAGGTAAATCTAAATATTCACAGGATGCCAAATCTGCTTGACTAGCTGTTGGTGGTACGTTTGAATGACTATGAAAAACAGCTACAATTTCTGCTTCATCTTCTGCATCTGCCCATGCATCAGGACATATTATAAATTGTTCTCCTAAATCATCAGCAAGATTTTTACAAGGGTAATATTTTTCTTTTCCTTTATATATACCAACTAAACCACAAGCTTCATTTGGTGCATCTTTTTTAGCGTGTTCTATGGCAAAATCTTTCCAAGTCATTATTTAAAAGTACCAATACCAGGAAAAATGTCTCTTGTAGCAATTCTCTTTGGTAATTTTACATTTACAAGATCAAGTGCAGAAATGGCCTCCCATTGAACAATATCTCTATTTTCAGTTATTTTTCTATCTAAAAAGTATATCTCTTGTGGAAATTCTGCTGAAGAATCTGCTGTATGATTAGAACCACTAGCAAAATTTGCGGCATCAAGAAACCGCCCAAGAGTTCTTATTCTTGTAAGTTTTGCACCAGTTAAATCATTACCAGAAGTTGTTTGGTTTACATCAATTAAGATCGCAGTAATTGTTCCAAGAATATTACTTATCGTTACCGTTGGTCTTGGTAAAGTTCCAGTTCCATTGAAAGTAAAACCTTCGCATTTTATTGGAAATCTTTGATATGTATTACCAGCCCAAACCACCTCACTATTTGAATTTTGATTCGCACCATTATGAAATCTATAAACAGTAGATGATCCATGTAATGTTGAATCAAGTGTTAGTGTAAACAATTCAATAATTGCACCAGGATTTATTGATTGTAATTGTGAAACTGGTACTGCCATTAGGGTTCAAATACCTCTTCAAATGTTGCGTTAATAATAGCTCTATTATTATATGGAATAGATTTTGTCCAACTTTTACAAATAAATTTACTTGAAGATGCTTCGGCTGTGGGCGTAAAAGTAAAACTATCCTGATCTTCTGCCCTTGCATCAAGAAAGGTTTCTATTGTATCTGAATCTGTTTCACTTACATTAAAAGTTAAACTATATACTTTAGGATTTTGATTCAATCCAAATTGAACACGCTGCTGGTATCCATCACCAAATTGAGTAGTGCGTGTATTAGGTTGATTTGTTTTTCTAAAGCCTGAATATGTGGGCGTGATTGATGGGAAAGTTGCCATTTATCTTGTATTAGAAAGAATTCCACCAGGGCGTTGTTGTTTTACTAATTCACCTTGAATTGCTACAGCTAATAAGCTACCAAATTCATTGTCCTCTTCTTCATTACCTTCCACGGCACTACCTGTTGCGTCTACATTAATTGTAACCATATTTGTCACACCACCACCACCGATTGCATTGTTAGGAATAATAGTACCAGCAGAACGAGGAACAAAGATTTCCGGCCCTCGCTCCCCTACAATTGAAGGCTTTCCAACAGGCGGCCTTCCTCCATTTGCAAACCCTAAAAATCCTCCTATTTTAGTTCCACCAAATAAACCAGTAAGCGCGGCATTGATACCAAGTCTTAACAAGGATGATGCTAAATCGTTAGGAATTGATCTCGCCGCTTCTCCAAGTGTTCTTGTTCCTTCAATAGCACCGACTAAAGCATCAGTAATACCTGTTCCAATATCTTCTCCAATCTTTTTAAAAGCATTGTTTAATTCCTTGGCTTTTTCTGCATTTTGTTTGATAAGTACACCTCTAAGTTTTTCTTGAGTATTTATATCTTGTAATTCTTTAAGTTCTTTTAATTTATCTCCTTCAAATTGTGCTTCAAGTTCTTTTATTGCTAATTCATGTTCTTTTCTAATCCTTGCTTGTTCTGTAAGTTCTTTTGAAACAATATTATTTTTATCTAAAGCCGCATTTGAACTAATAAGATTTTTTTTGATTGTTTCAAATTCTCTTGCTAATTCTCTCGCTTCAGCGCTTTCTAAAGCTATTTTTAAATCTTCAAGTTTATCTTTTGATTCTTCTATATCTTTTTTTAGTCTTGAAGCTTCAGCATTTCTACTGTCAGTTTCCATTGTTTTTAATAAAACACCTAAACTCTCAATGGATTTTTTATGATCGTCAATTCTTTTCTTAATATCCGCAGCGCTTCCTTTTTCTAAAAGATCGTTAAACTCTCTTTGATGTTTATTTGCTTTCATTATAGAAGCTATTAAAAAACCAAGACCAATAACAACAAGACCAATTCCAGTTTTAGCAAGTGCAATTTTAAATGCAGTTGCGGCGGCGGTTGCTTTTGCAAATCCCCCCGCAGTAGCAAAAGCCATTGTTGTAGTTACGGCAAGAGTTCCATTCGCTGCTGCTGAAGCTAAAGACATTGAAAGAAAGGCAGCCTTCATCGCGGTAATTTGTGTTATTAAAATAGTTCCGACAATTGTTATACCTTTTATTGCCGTAGCAATTCCAATAAATGCAAACGTAACTTGTCCTATTTCACTATCAACAAAAGAAACAATTCCTTCTATTAATTTAGCTGTTGCTTTAGTGACTTTTAAAACTGTTGGTAATAATTTATTACCGAGCGTCAATTGCAATTCTAAAACAGCATTATTAAATTTCTTAAATACTTCTGCGGGTGAAGCATCCATAATTTCACCAATCTTATCTGCGCCTTCTTCTGCTGATTTTGCCAACGCCCTTAAGACAACATCAGAAGTCAATAAACCTTTAGATGCAAAATCTTTTAACTTACCCGCAGCAATACCAGTTTCGTCTGAGATCGCTTTTAATAGTTGCGGAACCTGTTCGGCAATACTTCTAAATTCATCCCCTTGTAGACGCCCAGAACCTAAACCCTGCGCTAATTGA